CTATTTAGTGAGCTTCATCATTGCACGACCTGCATCGTATGCATCTTCACAGCTTTCGCCCCTCGTTCTGGCATCGTCAGCAATGCGCGCCAATTCTCCCGCTCGTTCGTCAGCGCGGCGCTGCAGCTCGGCAAGCAGATCGACGGCGCCGGTGTCTGGCGCGCACTGTCCGGCAACGGCGCGAGCGTTGGCGGCCGCACGATGGGCGGTGATGTAGTCGGCGAGGTCGCCGCGCAACCGGCCAGCAACAGCGCGGGCAGCGTCAGCATCAGCAGCAGCGCGGGCTTGTGCCTGGCCAGACTCGCGAGCGATGGTGTCGAGTTTTTCACGGTAGGTGCCTTCCAGTTTTCGATAGCGTTCGGATGTTTCGGCGGCCGCTGCAGCTGTGGCCGCGCGTACGCTCGACAGGTCGGCGCGGGCCTTGTCGGCTGCGCGCAAAGCGAGCAGATGACCAACGCTCTGCCAAAGCAGCAGCGCGGCCAGCACCAGGGCGAGGATCTGCAAGGCATAGGCCTTGAGCTGCGCCATCATGGCTGCGCCTCGCAGTCGCTGGAGTAGCCATTGCGAGCCTGCGCCGCGCACGCGGCAAGCTCTGCTTGCGCCAGTGGATCGGGCACGCCACAGACATGCAGAACCTGGCCGGCACGGATGTACCAGGCCGGCGAAAGATCAGCCTCGCGGGCAGCAATGTCGAGCAGTGCACACGCCTGCACCGCGCTCCCAGCAGGCAAGATCGTGCAGCCGCCCAAGGCAAGGGCCAGCAAAGCGCCGGCAGTTGATTTATGCATGGCTATACCTCCTGAATGCCCACCAGCGTGCTTTTGCCGCTGACCGTAATCACGCGGTTGACAGGCTTGTCCGGCGTGCGCGTGGACAGGTGCACCCAGTGCTTGCCACCCACGCTCTCATAGATGATTTGCCCGATGCCCAGCGCGTTGACGTGCGGCGCAAGGGCCTTGGCCACGGCGTAGGGCATGCCGAACTGGGGCGCCACGATGTCAGCGGCCGCGCCTATCGCGTGGTCGCTGCTGGTGACGCCGCCCACGGCCGCATTGACGGAGCGCGATCGGTAGCCACTGGTCACGATGAGGGGCACGCCAAGGTGCGCGCGCACGCGCTCCAGCATCGCGGCCGTGAGCGCCAGGTGCTGCAGTGCCTCGGGCGTGGGCGTGTTGTCCAGGCCCTGGCGCTGCGCCGTGGCGCTGGCCGTGAGTTCGGCCAAGCTGAAATGGGGGGTCATACAGCACCCCCATCCTTTGGCGGCAGGCCCAGGTGCTTGCGCACCCACTCATTGAGCAGCGGCCCGAGTGCGAATTGATCCCACGCCCGGAACACCCAGTCGGCCGCGGTCATCGAGAACATGCCGACGACAAAGCCGGCCAGCCCCTCGGAAAGGCCTGTCGCCACCACGAAGTCAGGCGTACCGTAGTTGCTCGCCGCGATCCCGAGAACCAGCATTGCCCCTTTGCGGGGCCATGTACCTTGCATCCACATAAGCGCACCTGCACTGCCGAGAATCCCCGGCACTTTGGGTAGAAGTTGATCGAACCAGTTGTTGTCCATGTGCCCTCCTACGGGCATGAAAAAACCCGCCGAAGCGGGTTGTGGTTGGGGTGGTGCGGCGGCTACATGGCCTCGGCATACTCGAAGAGCGCAGGCAGATCAGCCATGATGTTGAGCGCGCTGGCAAGCAGCAGCACAGTGGGGCTGTCGCTCTCTATTGATTCAGCTCTCCAGTCCACGAGCATGCGATATCTGGTGTGCTCATCAGGGATGGCATCGATAGCCGCCAAGATCGCGTCTTCCTTGATGCCTTTGAGATCAAACAGCGCGAGCAGGGCCTGGCGCTTCGTAACGCTGACCCGCGCGGCATCTCGCGCCTCTTGCTCTGCCCGCGCCCGGGCTGCCGCTATCGCTGCAAGTTCTTGCTCAGACAGTGGAGTAACGAGCCACTGCCGGGCATATAGGCCGTCCTCCACAGCTGGATCGACTTCGATGGTTTTTTGGGTTTCTGGGTCGTACTCCGGCAATGGGGTGTCCCGCACCTCGGCATAGCGAGGCAGGTACTGGGGCATTAAAGTGCGCGGATGGCGCTCCTGCAGGATGGTCATATCCACCGGGTACTCGCCGGTTTGTTTGTCGATGATTCTCATTAGATTGCCCTCCCGAGCACAGTGCCGAGCTTGATCCACGTAACCAAGGCGTTGCCGTCGATGTAGGCCCCCGCGAGATTGCCAGCCAACGGGCCAGAGGTGGCGGTCTTGCGCGCGGTCCCTGAATAGTTACCGTATGCGCCCTGGACGCCCGCGCCGCCAATGGGGCCGCCAGCGCCTCCCGACCCGCCATAGGCAGTAGGAGCGGTGTCTGGAGCAAATACTGGCCCAGAATATATTGCGGAGCTTCCTGCTTGGCCGCTTGTGGCTCCGAGCATGGCCACATTGCCGGACGAAGTGAAGCCTGCACCCGAGCCACCGTTGCCGCCCCAGCCTACGGTCGCTGCTTCGTTGACGTTGTACCAAACGTCAACGGTTTGCCCTGTGCCGCCCGAACCGCCGCCGCCGAACATCGTGCCGTTGTTCTCGATGCGAATCCGGGATGTGGTTTTCAAGGCGGTGCCTCCATTCACTACCCCTCCGATCCGCCCGCTGGTCAAGATGGTGAGCACGTCGTGCGGAATGCTTGCCACGGCAATGTTCATCGACGCCACGTCCACACCAGGATTGATCGTCAATTCGATCAGGCCGGAGCCACTCCAGCCAGCGGCCAACGCCAAGGCACGGATGTCTGGGGCGCGCACACTTGCCGAGATCACGATGCGCGTCATGCGGGGTCCGCATGCCATAAGCCATCTGGATGTCATGCCGAGTGCACTCCTGCAAAGAAGCAGTCCCAGACGTTCTGCCGACCGTAAAAGAGAACCAAGGTCACGACCTGGTCGGCGGCGTACGTGGGGAAGGACTGACCGCTGGGCATGCGCACATTTGCCGAGAACGAAATCGGGCGCACTGCGCCGCTGCTGAAAACTCTCAATGTGACCTGGTCCCCGAGTTGGCGGCCTTGAGCAGGCAAATTGAAGGTCACTGCCCCATTGATGACGACGTAGTGCACGCTTCCCTCCCCTGGATTCACGGCGTACGAGCCTGTGCCAGCGGGGACCGTGCTCGCCTTCACGTTCTCGACAAACCACAGGGAACTGAGCACTTGCTGCCAGGGCCCATAGCTACCTGCGCCGCCCGCTTCGGTCGGATTGCCACGCCGGAACACCAAAGGGCCGCCCACCTCGGTGTAGGGCACGCCCAACTGGAAAGCGGTGTCGCCGCCCCTGGAGACCACGAGCTGGCCATAGGAGAGATCGACACCAGGTGGCCCGTCTGAATACGTGTCCAGGCGATGGAAGCCAGAGGTCACGATCGTGCGCAAACTCTTCCCAGACGGCTGCATGCTCACACGAGGTATGACTTCCTGCGCTTGCGGGAACTGTTCTCCAGTCGCCCCCCCTGGCCCCGACGCGTAGCCGGTGAACTTGCCGCCCGATTTAGGCATCAGCGTGCCGATCACAGGCCCGATCCCGGGGTTCCAGCCTGTGCCGTCCCACCACAGCCACACGCCCTTAAGATCTGGGTCAGTGCCCACATAGGTGTACCAGGCGCCGAGCTGTAAGGCATTGCCCTGGTTGTCCTTGACCGGGTTGGAGGTCTTCGCACCCAGATACAGGGCCTGCATCTGCGTGTAAGCCCCCACAGCATTGCTTGCATGGGTGCTGGCCGTTGACGCGCTACTAGCTGCAGCCGTTGCTGAGTTCGCAGCCTGGCTGCAGGCGCGGCTGGCCTGGTCAGCCTGCTGCGCTGACAGCATGCGCGAGGACTCGGCCGACATCGCATCTTCACGGGCGGCAAGAGCACACTCACGGCATGCGGCCGCAATCTCTCGCAGCCGCGTCGTCACGCCAGGCATGGCCGTGCCATAGGCATAGGCCTCCTGGTTGAAATTCAGGCTCCCCAGGGCCGGATACAGCGGCACGAATGGTGCTGCCGGTATTTCAGGGATCAGGCTCATACGTTGCCCTCTACTTTGATATTGACTCTTGCGTAAGTGCCGCGCTCTGCACGCACCGTGCCGGTGACGAAACCCACCGTTGAGATATGGCCGTACTGCGGCAGATCGCTGGCTTCGACCGCGACGGGGATGTCGATGATCTTTTCCAGCAGCCGCGAAACACGCGGGGCGTCCTTGGCATCGATCAGCACGGAGGCCGTGATCAGCTTTGCGACGCGGCCCTTCTGTCGCAGATAGGTGCCGTCACCATTGGCCTTCCAGAGGCCATAGCGTTTGGGCGAAACCTCGGCGCCAAACTCCGTGCCGCCCTTGGTGGACAGCGGCGCAAGCAGCTGCTGCCATTGGCCGATGCTGAGATAGCCCAGCTCGGCCATGGCCTGCGGATCGCTGCGGCTCAGCGTGATTTCCAACGAAGAAACGGGCCGGATTGGATAACCCGAGCCCGTGTATTTGTTGGTCTTGTCGAGGTTGCCGAACAGGTATTCCCACTCGCCAAACGCCTGCTCCCACATCGTCTGCCCGTGAGAGTGAATGGGCGGCGCACCAGGTGAAGCACCGGCTTCATAGACCTTGATGCCGGTCTCATCCGCCTCCACGCCGTACATCGCCACGCCATTGAAAAACGGGGGCGTCAAGACGTACTTGAGGCCCCCGCGCTGCTTGGCTGCCGTAAAGACGTATTCGTCAAACGGCGCCATGCGGTTGGTGGGTGAGTTCTCGTCCTTTTCCCAGTGCTGCGATGCGCGCGGATCGTCGGGCGTGTAGGCATTGACGGGAGCACCGGCAATGGCTTTGGTGCACTGCCAGGTCCAGCCCTTGTAGGTGAGGCGGGCGCCGAGCGCATAGTCGCCGGCCACCCAAGCCACCTCCCCCATGCCCGCATCGACGGCCGGGATGGTGGTCCCGGCCGCAATCATGGCTTCCGTGATCGTGATGGGCAAAAGTATGTTCATGCCGTTCCTTTCTCCAATACCTTCGCCAGCCCTTCGGCCACCTCTTCCACATTGGCAATCACCACGTAGTCCGCATTTCCGCCGCCGCTCACGCGGTCGCGCTGGTCCGTGTAATCGGGCAGCACGCTCGTGTGTCCTGCGGTTGCTTCGGCCGCTTCGCGCAGGGCGTCGATCCCTTCGCGCACCGCCTGCAGCACCTCCAGCACTGCCCCGCCTGCAGGGCCGCCAGCACCATCCAGCGCCGCCATCAGCCGGCGGTTGTCGGCCGCAGGCACGATGCGCTCGCCCGCATGCACGATGGCCGGCATGTCGAACGGGACGTAGTTGGTGCCGATGTCGAACGCGGGCAGCTTGATGCCGGTAGTCTTTTCGACCTCGGCCCAATCGCGCGCGTAGAACCCGCTCAAGGCTTCCATGTCTTGGAGCGTGGCACCGGCGTCCCGCATGGTCTGCATGAGACCGTTGATGTCACCCGTGCCGTCGAAGGCGTGGTACTTGTCATACAGGCCGTCCAGCTTGTCGACCGTCCCGGGGTCCACAACAGGTTCGTACCAGGTGCCGCCAGAGCCATCAATGCGCGGCCGCGAATACTTGGAGACCACGGGAGTGGTGCTACCGCCTCCAGGCCCCCACACTGGGCCGTCGTCGTCTTTGCCAGGCTGCTTGCCCGGCGTGCTCGGCTTTGTCGTGCCAAGCGTCGCCAGCAGCTTGTCGAAGTACCCGCGCACCGTGTCGCTGAGCGCGGCCGTGCCGTTGACGAGTTCGTCTGCGGTCTTGGCCAACACATCCAGTTGCTCGATCTGGGTCTGCACCGCCTTCAGTTGCCGCTCTTCAAACGACAGCTGTATGCCGGCAATCTCGCCCATCTCGGCCAGTTGGCCCGCCAGCACCTTGGTGTCGCGCCGGCGTTCAAACTCGCTGGTGTATTCCCCGCTGGTGATGCCATTGCGCGCTGCACCGATGGCGTCCTGCAGGCCTGCATAGTCCGTGACCGAGGCCCCGGCACGCATGCCCGCCAGCGCGCGCTCGATGTAGACCATCCCCTGCGCTGCAAGCAGTTGCCGCGTGCTGTCCACGCTGCCCCACAGGTCATTGGCCGTGCTGTTGAGCATGCCGACGGCCGAGCTGATCGCACTGATGGTGCTTTGCAGCGTTGACGCCTGGTCCTGCAGCGCATCGCGGTCGCGTTGGTACGCACGGCGGAACAGGTCATAAGCCGTGTCCGACGCAGCCTTTGCAGCAGCCGCAGCCTCCCGCGTTTTTTCAGCGGCCGCGGCTGCGGCCTCCCGCTCATCTTCCAGCGCCCATATGCGCTGCTGCAGTTCGCGGTTGCTGGGGTCCAGTGCAGCGAGTTCGCGCCGCCGCAGTTCGGCAGTGTCTCCAGACAACTCCAGCCATCGGCGCTCCAGGTCCTGCTGCTGGTCACGCGCGGCAATCTCTGCTCGCAGCGCTTCGTTGTAGTCCCACGCGGCGCGCTCAGCCTCGGTCATGCCCTCGGTCGCCAGCTTGCGCAGGGCCTCGCGGTACTTGTCCGTCTGGCCCGTTGCGCGCAGGTACTCGGCTTCCAGCTTGGAGCGGTCTTCCTTCAAACCATCCAGCACGCGGCCAGCAGCGTCGGCCACTTCGCCGAACATCTGGGCCATGGGCAGCAGCTTGGCGAGCAGCTCGACATCGCCGGCGGCCATCGCCGCTTCGATCAGTTTGCGGAACTGCTCTTTCGCGGCCTGGCCGTGGCGCGGGTCAATCTCCAGCTTCAGATCCTTCAGCGACTTGTCCAGCACCTTCGCGGCGTTCTCGACCCGTTCGCTTTCCGTGTAGAAGCCGGCATAGAAGGCGTCGATGCCCACAATCGCGCTCTCGATGCCCCCCATGTCCTTGATGAGCTTGGCAATCGCTTTGTCGCCCATCTCGCCGAAGTTGACGATGTTGTTTGTCCAGCCCTCCACCGCCGTGGCCGTGAGCTGGACCTTTTGCAGCATCGCGTTGAAGCTGTCCAGCGTGATGTCGTCGCCCAGCTCATCAAAGACATCGCGCATCCATGCCGGTAGGTCAGCCTTTTTCAGCTCACCCACCAGGGCACCCCCCATGTCGGCTACGAACTGAGTCCATGCTTTCTCGGGATCAGTGCCAAGCCCGCCATCCCGTTTCGTATAGCTGGTGAGAACCTCCCCTGTGATCTTGTCTATCAGCTTGAAATATCCGTACGAATCTTCATCGCCATATTTAGGATTCGTCGCAAAGCCCGCGATGATGTCAATCTCACGCGCGCTATCACCAGCGTACTTGGCAAGCGACTTGTAGACCGCTACCAGCGAATCCACCGTGGTGCCCAACTGTGTGCCAAGTTCCTTGTTACCGCGTTTTGTCAGATCGTCGTACCAGTCGCCAGCTGCACGCCCGAAAAGCATGGCAGCCGCTTCGTCATTGCTGGCCCCCGTGGTGCTGTAGGCCGCACCCGTGTGATTGGCGCCGCGCGAGCCGAACATGCCACTTTTCAGAAGCGAGATAACCGCAACCACTGCGCCTATGTAGGGCAATGCAGCACCCAGGCCCATGCCCGCAGCAGTCGTACCGCTGGCCGACCCCCACAGCGACGCAACGCCACCAATGCCGAGTTGCCCGCCTGCAGCGATGCCCGCGCCCAATTCACCCAGAAAGCTGCTGCCCATGAGCTTGCCCAGGCCGATGACGCCCGACGCGACAAAGCCCGAACTGCCCCCGGAGAACGACGACCAGATGTCTGCCAGGCTCTTGACGCCCGCCAGCGCATTGCCCTGCGCGCCACCGCCATTGGACAGACCCAGCATGTTCGCCGCGTAGGCGGCCACAGGCTGCACCATCGGCATGATGAGCGGCCGCAGGATCAACGTCCGCGCCAGGTTCTTGAGGTAGTCGCCGAACGACCGCCCTCCGGCCATCAGCTGGTCCGTGAGGCTTTGGCCGATCTGGTCCACGCCCTTTTGCCATTCGGTCACGCTGGCGGCCGAAGCCTTGGCAGCGGCCTCTTTCCCGTCCTTCTGGGAGGTCAGGGCCAGACGCTCGCGCAGCAGGGTGATTTCCTGCTGCAGCAGCGCATGCTCGGCCGTCATGGTGCCGGTCAAGGCAGCAGCACGCTCCATCTCGGCCAGCTGCTGCTCCTTGGACAGGATCACAGCCAGTTGCCGCAGTTCAAGGACCGCTCGCTGCTGGTCCGCACTCAGGCCGATCAGCTCAATCTCTTCGCGCAGGGACTTGTTGCCGGCCTCCATCTCTTCGACCGTCTTGGCCTGTACGCCAAGCCATTCCTGGCGGTACTTGCGCTCTTCCTCGGCGGCCTTCTTTGCCTTCTTCGCGGCCTCGTTTTCCTTCTCCAGCGCCGCCAGCGTGTCGATCTTGGCCAGCACGTTGGCGCGCTGGGCGGCTGTCAGCCCCTTGAGGCTGTCTTTCAGATCCTCATTGAACTTGATGCGGATCTTGTCGGACTCGGTCAGGGCTTCGCCGCTGGACAATTCCTGTCGCTGCTCTGCCGTCTTCTCTGCGATGGACTGCAGCAGGTTGTCGTAGCTGGTTTGCAGCTGCTTGGCCGATTGCGCGCTGGCCTTGGCCCCCGCATCCTGCTTGGCATAGGTCTCTTCGACCTGACGCTGCATCTCCGGCGTGAATGCAGAGCCGAGCTTGCGTTTCCACTCCTCGACTTCCAGCGCGGCTTTCTGCGCCGCCGTGCCGTATTTCTTGATCCAGTCTTCGGACTGGCCCAGCGGGATCTGCGTGCTGTTGGCGGCAGCCGCCACACCGGCAACCTGAGTAGCCACCTCCTCAACGGCTGGCTTTGCGGCGCCGGCGGCAGTTCGCAAGACATCCAGATGGCTCTTGATGCCGGCAATGCGCTCTTCAAGCTTGGCCGTCATCTGCCCCTTGGGACCACCAGCGCGCGCAAGCAGTGCCTCGGCCTGTGCCAAGCGCTCGGTCTGGAATTCGATTTCCTTGCTGAGCCTGTCACCCACTGGGTCGCCCAGGTTCGACGCAATGGCAGCGCCCGTGGCCGCACCAATGCCCAGCAGCACCAGGGTGGCCGGGTTCGCCGCGAGGGCCAGGCTCAGCGCGATCACCGCACCACGAACCTTGGTCAATGCCCCCCACACCCCGCCAGCGGCGCCGATGGCATTGGCAACCTGCAGCGCCCCGGCCGCCGTGGCCGTGCCGGCAATCATGCCCAGCACCACGCCGATTTCCCCCTTGTGCTCGGCCACGGCCTGGCCCAGCTTGACGATGCCGGCCATGCTGCTGGCGGCAAAGCTGCCCACGTCAATCAGCCCGCTGATCAGCGTCTGAAAGCCGTTGCGCACGTCATCGCTGTTGAGCGTGCTGTTGAGCCCTTCGACGCTATCGCGCAGGCCTGGCAGGCTCGCGCTGTCTGCCGTCATGAGGCTGTTGATGGTGTTGCCAACAGCCGTCAGCGAACCGCCCAGCGTGTCCCGGGCGGCCTGGGCCGCGCCTCCATAGCTGGACTCCAGGGCCTGCAGGATGATGTCCTGCGCCTTGGCTGTCTGGCCTGTGCGCTCGAACTGCTTGACCAGCTCCTTTTGCGCATCGGTGAACCGAAAGCCCTGCTTTGACAGCGCCGTCAGCCCTTCGCTGGGCACGTCCAGCGCCTTGCCGATGGTCTCGGCCGAGGCCGTGACCTCGTAGCCCATGCGCTCGGACATGTCGATCACGGCCTGCATGGCACGCGGGAACTGATCGCCCACCACGCCCGCATAGCTGAGCATGCGGGTCTGCGCCTGGTTGATCTGACCGGCACTGAAAGTGCTGGTTTTCTCCATGCTGTCGGCCATGGCGTTGAGCCGCTCAACGCTCCAGCCAGCCGCGCCACCCGTGGACTTGATCGCGGCCGCGAGCTGAGTCTGCTCTTTTTCGGCGTCGATGGTTTCCTGCTTGATCTTGGCGATGGCCGAGGTGATCCCGACCACGCTGATCGCGCCGCCGATGGCGCCCAGCACGGCGCCCTTGAGGCTGTCCATGCGGGCCGACACGCCGGCGGCCATGTTGTCATAGGCATCCTGCACGCGCTTGGCGTGCTGCTTCACGTCCTGCTCAGAGGACTGCAGCCCCTGGCTGAATTGCGCGTACTCCAGCGCGAGCTTGACGACCAGCGATCCCAATGCAGACATTGCTAGTCCTCCTTGCTTTGTTCTCGGATTTCATTCATGGCCGCGAGCGCGCCGCGCTCCATGACCATCAGGCCCACCATGACCTTGCGGCGCTGCCGCTGGGGCACGAACATGCCCAGCCAGGCCGAAGCGCAGGAATAGTTCAGGCCCATGCGGGTGCCATCCATGCCCGCGAAATGCCACTGCGTTTCCAGCGCCCGCCAGGCCGTGACAACGGGCCAGTTATCGCGGTAGATCCCGAATTCCTCGGGGGGCTGCTCGACGGCCGCGCGCTGCTCGGCAATGGCCTGTGCCACGCGCTCGATGTCCCCGGCCGGCGCCCCCATCGCGCGCATTGCATCCAGCATGGATTCCTGCGGCGCGAAGGGATCGGCCGGCGAGGGGCGAATGCCCGCCCACCAGCGCGCGGCCTCGATCAGTTTTTTTCTTTGGCGCCCGCGTTGGTGCGCAGGTACGTGATGGCCGTTTCACGCACGGCGGCAGGCAGGCGCATGAACGCGGCCTTGTTGTCCGGGGTGAACTCGACGGGCATGCGCTGCAGATCCTTCATTTCCCAGCCCACCAGGAATTCGTCCACGACTTCCGCAAAGGGCTTGTTGTGCAGTTCCTGGCGGCGCTCTTCATCGGAGCGCTGGAAAATCGCCGTGAACGACTCTTCGCGCCAAGAGCCGCTTTCGGTCTTGACCTGAATCTTTACGGTTTCCTTGAAGGTTTCCGAGGGGGTGAGATTGAACATGGATGAACTCCAGAGTTGTTGAAAAGGGAAGCGGATGCGGTGGCGCACGGCGACCCGTGCGAGCACCAAAAGCAAAAGGCCGCACAAGGCGGCCTCTGGCGACAGGGGAAGGGAAATCACGTCAGCGCACGATCAGCACCAATTCGTCATCGCCGACGATGGGCACCAGGTCGAAGGGCAAGGCCATCATTGCCACGCCCTGGTCATCGCTGAGCGTGAACGGGCCGGGCTGGATGTTGGGCATCTGCAGCTCAACGATGTTGCCGGGGTCCACACCGTGGACGATCACGGCCGCGCCGCGCTCGCTGTTGCGCACGATCTCGGTCCAGTCCTTTGTCGTGACCTTCGGAAACTCCATGGTGATGGAGCCCGTGGGCTGGCGGTCGGGGCTGGCCGCGCCTGCGCAGTTGATCAGTTCGCGCCAGTTCAACTGATTGGCCAGGTTGACCGAAAACGCGCTGGTGCAGGCGCTGTGCCCGAAGATCGTGAGCGTGGGCGTGTTGGTCTTGCCAACGACCTTGGGCTGCATGAACTTCGAGTAATCCACGCCCGTGGGCATGGCGCCCTCCTCCGGCTTGGAGTAGGCGCCCAGGAACTCGAATTTCATGACGGGGATGCCCTTGGGGTTCAGCTCGAAGCTGACCGTTCCCTTGGCGTCCACGATCTTGAACAGCGTGCCATCCAGATAGCCATACAGCGTCAGCAGCGGCTCACCGCCGCTCACCAGCGTGTACTGCACATCGGTGCCGGCCGTGACGGTCTCCGCGAAGCCACAAGCCTGCAGCAGATCGCCGTAGGCAGGCGCCACGCCTGGCGTGCCGCTCCCGGCGATTTCCACTTCGCACGACAGTTTGCGATGCTCGCCGGCCGTGAGCTTGCCGCTGTTGCCCTTGTAGGGGCGGATCAGATCGCGCGCCACCTGGTCGGCCGTGATGGGCTCGGGCATCAGCGCCCGGCACAGGATGGCATTGGCCGCCGCCGTGGGCGTGGCCGCTGCGCCCGCCGCCGTCTGGACCATGGCCAGCAGCAGCATCTGTTTCATGGACTTTGCCATGGGGGTTCCTTTCAGAGGTTGAGGGATCGGGCCAGCGTTCAGTCCTGCGGTACGCGCAGGCCGGTGTCGGGGTCGCGCACGTAGCGGCCCGCCTTGCCGTGGAACTCATCACGGGGCGGCAGCGCGGTGGCCTGGTGGTGCGCGGGCTTGGCCGGCTTGGTGCTCTGCGGGGCCGGTGCAGACGTGTGCACTGCGTCGTCCTTGTCTTTCTTTGCCGTCATGGCGTGTCCTTTGCTGTGGTGAATCGGGGCGTGCGCAAGCGCACGATCAGGGCGCGGGCATAGACCTGCGGATCGTCTTCATAGTCCGCGTCCTCGCAGCCCACTTCCCATTGGTAGTGCTCCATCGCCTCGACAGCTGCGCGAACGCTGCCGCCGCCGCTGGTCGGCAGCAGGGTGTCCAGCTCGACCGCGCTGCGGCTGAGCACGATCACCGTGGCGTCGTGTGCGTCGTAGCCGCCGCCGGCGCACCATCCGGGCTCCGGTGCCGTCTCGACGCTGAAAACAGCCGCTGGCCAGGTAGGACGCGCCGGCAGTTCAAGCCACCATGTATTGCCCAGCGCAGACTCCAGTACAGGCAGCAAACGCTGGTGGATGCTCGGGGCTGCCGTCATGCGCCTCCCTTCTTTCTTTCGCTGGCCAGGTAGCGCTGCAGCGCCCGGTCCATGGCCGTGATGGCGTTGTCACGCTCCTGCTGCAGCGCGGGCTCGATGAACGGTTTGCGGCCAACCACGCCCTGCGAGGCAGCACGCCGGCGCGCTCGCAGGCTTGTGGCCTCGTACTTGCGCGTGCGCACTACCACGCGGCCATTGCGAAGCCGCTGCGTGTATGTCGTGACGCCAGACTTGACCGATGCAGGCACCACACGGCGGCCGGTCTCGACCCAGCGCCAATAGAACGGGTCGTTGTCGCGCCGCACCTTGATGCGCCCCCGGCTCACGACCAGGCGCTTTTGCCCCTTGGCCTGTACGCGCTTGGTCTGGTCACGGCCGTGGCGCACCCCGATGTGGTACTGCGCCGTTCCGTCCGGGGCGTTGGGCTCACGCTTGATGGCGATGTTTTCGACCATGGCGCCGGTGATCACCGATCCGTTTGCCTTGGCAATCGCTTTGGCGCGTTCCGTGATCACCTTGCCCCCGGCGACCACCATACGGCGCGAGACCTTCTGCGCCATGTCCTCGCGGACTTCGCGGAAGGCTGCGGTCAGGTCGGGCACGCCTGTGACATCGGGTTTGTCAGCCATCGCGCACCCCCGTTTCGCAGGTCAGGATCAGCGTTTCATGGCGATCCGCCAGATCTTTGACATGTCGAATCTGGTAGTACAGACCACGACTGACCACGCGCATGCCGGCCTTGATGCCATCGCGCCACCGGAGTGTGAACACCTCCGCAGATACGGGCACCTCACCCCCCGCCGCCTTGGTGGCAGGGCGCAATGTGCCCGAATCGCTGGTGTGCCCGGCATAGATGCCATCCGTTGGCGTGACCGGAATCCATACCTGCTCACTGCCGCCTGATTTGTCCTTGCCCTGCTGGAGAGCCTCGATCACGATAAGGCGCCTGAGCCTTCCTGATTGCAGCATGGGCCACCTTTCAGAATCGGGGCGGCACGGCGATCTCCGCCAGCATGCTGCCCAGGAATTTCAAGGGAAGTTCGGAAACAATGGTTCCGGTCACCAGGGCTTCCCGCTGCTGATACAGCGTCCCCGCCTGCAGCAGCAGCCAGGTGCGTACCGATGGGTATGCGTCAAGATCGATCCCGGCCACGTACTCGATGCGCAGACGACCAGGCGGTCGGCCGCCCGCAAAAACGAGGCGGCCGACACGCTGATCCACCTCCAGCTCGAAGCCCTCGACCGGGACCGGATCTGCCCCAGCGCCCAGCATGCTCACGCTGCTGACGGACCGCACCTGGCCGACATCCAGCGCATTGCCCAAACGGTCTTGCGGCCAGTCTTCGACATACTCGGCAGTACGGATGGCCGCCCCTGTTTCCGCCTCGCACATCTGCGTCACGCCCGGCACGATGATGTTTTCCACCAGCGAGCGCTGCAGGTCATCGATGTGCTCGCGGCACCATTGCGCGACCTCGGCGGCAGTCAGCACGGGATCGCCTGCGTAACGCTTGCGTCGGGCCATGGTCAGGGCCGGTCAGCGTTGAGGTTGCCCGTATCGCCCGCCCCTGCCTCCGTGCTGGCAGCAGCAGGTGCAGCGACAGGCTGCGCGCCGTCACCACCGTTTTCGGAATCCCCCGTTTGCGCTGTATCACGCGCTGCGGACTTGCCGCCGCGCCCCGCGCCCCGTGCACTGCGTCCGCTGGTTGCTGCACCGCTCGCAGTGCCCGATTTCTCGGCCACCTCGCCCGCTTCCAGGCGTTCCGCCTGGTCCGCCGGAAATGCTGCGGTTTCGCCCGGGTTGTAGCCGCGCCAGTGCTTCAGGAACACCACCGCAACGATCTCTTGTTTGCCTGCTTCTTGCTTGCTCATCGCCTTGTCCTTTCGATTGGTTGCGCCCCGGCGCCTGCCGGGGCGTCATCTCACATGCCCGCGCCCCACTTCACCTTGGCGCCGACCGCAACGGACTCGACGTGACGCACGCCGAAATCGTTGTGCGCGATCACACGCACCAGGGTCTGATCTCGCTGGAAGGCGGACACCATGTTTCCGCCCGCGTCCTTGTAGGAGGCCTCGGTGCTGTAGGCGATGGACAGCTGCCCCGTTTCGCCGATGTAGCAATCGGAGAAGTCCACGAAGTAGATTTCCGACTCATCGCCGCCGGCGCCCAGGTTCACCGGGATCTGCGTGGACAGGCCGAAGCGGTAGCCCTTGAGCTGGCCCTGATCGATCTCGGGATAGGCCTTGTTGCCGTTGCCGTCGCGCAGCGACTGGAGCCAGCGGATGGTGCGCGGATGCATCAGCCAGCCGCAGTTGGCCATCGCGGCATTGGCGGCTTCCAGGCGCAGCATCAGGCCGCCCAGGAACAGGTCGATGGCCTTGAGGTCCGGATCGACGGGCGCGTCCACCACGTTGCCCGGCAGCGCCCAATAGCGCAGGCCTTTGGGCAGCAGCGCACTGCCCGCAGAACGGATGTAGTGCAGATCCTCGGCCAGGCCGGTGCTGATCAGCAGGTCATTGGCCACGATGCTGTCCACGCGCGGATTGATGCCAGCAAACGACAGCAGGTCATTGCTGATCGGCACCAGGGCGCCCATCTTCTTGGCCTGCAGCTTCATGTCCGCGAAGGTCATGTCGGTCACCGGGATATCGGTTTCGGTGCCGATGTAGCCCACCACCGTGGAGTCCTTGATGCGCGGCAGCGTCATGTTGCCGTTGACCAGGGGCAGGCTGACCGCCCCCATGGACCGCACGACAGAACGAGGGCGCAGCGCCTCGATCACCGAGGCGGCCATGTTGGCGGGGATCAGCACGCCACCCGCACCTGGAGTGACCGTGCTCAGGGTCTGCACGATGTCTTGCCCGAAACCGCCCTCTTGCGCCATCTGGGCCGCATGCTGCTGGTTGCCACCAGCAGCGGCCAGCAGCCGGGCCACCTGGGCGACGGATGCGCCCGGCGGGGCGTTGTCGGTGACAGTGACGTGGGCGCCGGCAAGCGGGCCGTTGATGCCGCGCGCACTTTCGTTGACGGGCACCGCCGCTGCAGCATTGAGGCGTTCGGCGGATTCGGCGCGTGCAATCTTGGCGGACAGCTCGCCGATTTGGGTTTCCAGCGATGTGAACTGCTGCAGCTCTTCTGCAGACAGTTGCTCGCCGGCGGCATCCTTCTTTGCGAGGGCCTGCAGCGTTTCATTGAGCTGGGCGCGTTCGCTACGCAGTTGGGTCACAAGGGACATGGTTTTGCTTCCTAAAGAGCAATGAAAAAAGCCCGCCGAGGCGGGCCGGAAAACTGCCGCGAACGCGGTCAGATCTGGGCTTGCAGATGGGCTGCAGCAGCACGCACAGCCAACCGGCCAGGCGCGGGGCGATTGGCGCGGCTTTCGACCACGGCACGGGTGATACCGTCCAGTGCATCGGTGGGGGTCTGCAGCCGGTCGGCCAGGCCGGCGGCGATAGCTGCCTGGCCACGGTAGAGACCGGCCTCGGTGGCGCGCACGACAGAGGCGCTCAGGCCCCGGTACTCGGCCACGGCATTCACGAACATGTCATAGCCTTCGTTGACCAGCTCCTGCAGGAACTTCATGGACTGTTCTGTCAGCGGCTCATGCGGCGACAGGTCGTTTTTATGCGCGCCGGCATACACGGTCGTGACCTTGATCCCTTCGCGCTCCAGCATGGCCGAGCGGTCCATGTGCTTGGCGATCACTCCGATGCTGCCCACGCCGCTGGTTCGGCTTACCACCAGTTCGGTACAGGCCGCACCGATCAGGTAGCCCCCGCTGTAGGCCGAGAAATTGACCAGGCCGATGATTTGCTTTTGCAAAGCCATGGACCGCAGATCCGCCGCCAGCTCGAATGCGCCGGTGGCAGCGCCCCCCGGGCTGTCGATGTCCAGCACGATGCGCTCGACCAGTGGATCAGCGACCGCCTGGCGCAGCTGGCTGCGCAGATCCTCGTAGCTGGTCATGGTTTCGCAGACATTGAGGTGCGCCGCACGGCTGACCAGCAGCCCATGGACCGGGATCACCTGCACGCCCGTGGCCTGCAGGTTGGCCCGGCGCCGTTCTTCCTCGCGGGCAATGCGCGACTCATAGTCGTCATCGTCGTGCCACATGCGGGACTCGGCCACCGGCGCCATGTTGATGATGTTGAGGCTCATCACCTGATTGGCCCAGCGCACCGCCATATCCATGGCATCCGGGGTAGTGAGCAGCGGCTGATTGAACAGCAGGCCCGCTGCGCGAAGATAGCTTTTCATTGGATCAGGAGCCTTTCGATTTCTTGCCGCTGGATCTCCAGCTGTGCCCGCACTGCGGGATTCTTCGGATCGGGCGCCGCAGCACCCGCCGCAACCATGTTGAGTGGCTGCAGGTAGGTATCGCCCCCGGCCACGGGCGGCAGGTTCTCCAGGCGCCGGATGTCGTTGACCGAGAGCCAGCCCCATTGCCGCCCGATGGCATAGGCCTCATAGCGGCTCTTCTGATCGCCACGCATGAGGCCCGACAGGTTGAATTCGATGAAGTAGCGCGGACGCTCATCGTCCAGCAGAAAGTCGCGCATCATGGCCTGCTCATGCCGCTTGGCCCAGGGCAACAGTGCGAATACCACGAAGTGAATCAGCAGCTGCTCAATCGTGTTGTAGTTGGCCTTGTCCAAGTCGTTGACCATGGGCAGCGGCACCTTGTAGATGCGCGCGGCATCCACGCCCGACAGCTTGAGGATGGCCGCCACGTCCGCGTCCACATTGCTCATGGACACCGGCTTGAACGTCATGCCCTCCTGCAGCAGCGCCACTTTCCTGGCGTTGTCCACGCCGCTGAATTTGCTGCCCCACTGGTTCACGATGGAGTCAATGGTGCCCTGCTCCTTGATCGCGGCCACTTCCTTCGGCCGCTCGATCACCCCCGACAGCGTGACGCCATTGGCAAACGACTTGCCCGTGTATTGGCGTACCGCCTGAGCCAGGCCAATGGAGTCGGCGTGCAGCTCGATGGGGGACAGCCCGACATAGCCATTGTGGCTATGCCAGCGCACATGATGGACCAGACGCATGGGCAAGATCTCGGACACGCCAGCCACCCGGTAATAGGGCAGCATGTCAGGTCCCTTGAGCACCGTCACCTTTGCCGTATCCAGAGGCCACAGTTGCGCCACCTGGCCGTCCTGCCCACGCTCGATGAACGTGTACGAATTGCCGCGCAGCCCTGCGGACATCTGCGACAGCTCCACCCGGTCATACGGCGTCTGGAACGGGTTGGGCGTGTAGCGCAGCACCTGATACAGCGGATGGCTGCTCGCCGACTCGCGTTGCCCGCCGCCCTTGCGCTCGTAGAGTTCAAGCGGCAGTTGCGCCAGGCTTTCGGCCAGCAGCGTGACGCAGTTCTGAATGATCGGCAGGGCCAACGCAGTTTCTGGCGTCACGCGCATGCCGGAGCTGCTGCGAGCAGCCCCGATCAGTCCACGCCAAAAGCCGCTGGAGCCATCAGAAACCAAGCCCTCATTGGCGCCAACCAAGGAAGAAAAGAACATGTCTTACCCCTCCCCTCGCGCAGCCGCCAGCGCAGCCAAGCCAGATGCGGCGCGGTCAACGCGCCAGGCGTAGGCAACCAGGGCGACACCCGCCACCACCATGGCCGTTGGTGGATGCATGCGCCAAATGCCCGCCACCACCAGGCCGAAGCCCAGCAGGCCGCACAGCAGCGACAGCAGCACCAGTGCCATCCGAAAACTCGGCAGCTGAAACGTCATATCTTTATCCCCTTGTCATAGACGGACGGGCCGCCCAACTTGCGACCCTTGCCGCTGATGCCACAGGCCATGATTGAGGCCACAACGCCGTCAATCCGGCCCACGGACTTGGCTTTGTCTACCTTGCGGTTATTGGCCGGGTCATGGGTCAACACCGCATTGGCGGCGTTCCACGTCAACACCGGGTTGCCGTCATGGCGCAGTTGCTCCACTTCGGCGAGTGGTTCGGCCGGCTCGTCTGCACTTCCCGAATCCACAGGCGCACCCAGCAGCCGGCGTTCAAACTCATCGACGGCCGGCCCGAAAGACTCGTACCCCTGACCGAAGCCAATCAGGGGCGGCAGCGTTATCCCGTGCTCGGCCATCAGCTGAATCACATCTTCGATACGCCAGCGGTCGAACGCGATGCGCTCCAGCCCCGTGAAATAGGCGCTGATGGCCTGCAGGCGCCGCAGCACAAACAGCCGGCTCACCGCTCGGCCTGGTGTTGTCTCCAGCCAGCGCTCGGCAATCCACTGCCGATAGGGCACCTTGTCGCGCTTCTCCCGCTCGTCCAGGTCGTGATCTGGAATCCAGAAATACGGCATCAGCCGCCAATAAGGATCTTCCAGCGTCGGAAAGAACAGCAGAACGAAGGCCGTCAGGTCGGTCGTACTGGACAGGTCCAGCGCGCCCACCGCCTTGCGATGTCGCAGCAGCTGCAGCGGCACTTTCCCCTCTGCCGCCGCCCATATCTCCCAGTCGAGCCAAGGCGATTCGGCCTGCGTCCACACACAGAAATTGAGGCGCAAGACCTTGGCCAACTTCGCCGGCATGCCTCGCGCGTTCTGCACCTGGGCACGCAGATACTGATAGCCGGGGATGCCCTCGCGCTGCCCTGCCAGGCGAAAGCGCAGCGACGGGTTGACCTTCGGCCAGCACCGTTCGTCTTTGAACGGGTCATCGCCCTTGTCCAGCGAGCAGATGAAGCCAAAGAAATGGTCATCCTGTGCACGCCCAGTGCACACGTCTGCACCGTAGTCGTGGTACTGGCCGCACGGCGTCGTCTTGTCGCTGCCGCTATTGGTGATCATCACCACCATGGCACGCCGGCGGCTCTTCATGCCGGCCACCATCATGTCGATCACCGTCGCCGTCTTGTGCTCATGCACTTCGTCGATCAGCCCGACATGGGGACGCGGGCCGGACTGCCCCTCATCTGCAGAGATGCATTTGAAGAAACTGTTCGTCTCCGCATAGAAGAGGTTCCAAACCTTCTCATCACGACCCGACTGGACCAGGCGCGATTGCAAATGCGGCGACTGGTTGACCATTGCCACGGCATCGCGGAACAGGATCTGCGCCTGGTCCTTCTTGGTCGCGGCAGCGTAGATCTCGGCGCGCTGCTCTTTGTCGGCAGTCAGGCCGTACAGCCCGATTCCAGCGACAAGCGGGCTTTTGCCCGACCCCTTTCCGGTTTCGATGTAGACAACGCGGAAGCGCCGGTAGCCGTCCTCGGTGTACCAGCCGTACAGACTGCCCACGATGAACGCCTGCCAGGGGGCCAGTAGGAAAGGCCTGCCTTCGTATTCGCCGCCGTTGAGCTTGAGCACATCCTCGAAAAATCCGATGGCTCGATCTGCTGCCGCCTGATCCCAAACCAGGCCACGCTTGTGTCCCTGCTTCAGGTCCAGCAGATGGCGCTTGCACGCGGCCCGCACATATGGCCCCGCAATGATTCGCCCCTGCAGCACGCGGCGGGCGAACTTCTTCACTCGGCAGTCAGAAGTAGCGAGCGGCAGCGTCCTTTTCGTCATTGCCGAACAACTCCCCTTGCGGTGCCGCTTGGGCCTTCATGTTTCGTCGCGCCAGGGGCGACATACCGAACAACGCGCCGGCGGCATTTGCCCGCTTTTCGGCATCGTTGGCGAGTTGCCGCCACACGCTGATTTGCTTGGCGCCCGTCGCATAGGTCTGCACATCGCCGGCCTCGGCCTGCTCTGCATTCTTCTTGACGATCAGCGCGCGAAAGCGCCGCCAGTCCGCCACCGCCTCGCAGTAGGACGAAAGCGCCATTACATCGATACGGTGCACCCAGCCCAGCAGCAGCAAGTCGGGCATCACGCGCTTCCACTCTTCGCGGGCTTCCGGCGTGAGCACCTCGGGCATGTCGGGCTCGCTGGCGGAAACCGTGTTGGCCTCCTGCTCGCGCAGCAGTGCAGCCGCGTCTTTTTTTCCGGGGTTGCCACCCGCCAGATGCAGGAACGGCGGTTTTGCACTGCGCCCGGAATTGGCGTTTCCAGCCATTGGGGTGCCTCCTGTCGTATACCCCCCTCCCCATATTTCCCGCATTTTGCGTACGGAGAGGAACGGTCGGTCTCTTGCTAAAAAGGGCGAAAGTTTTTCACCCCCCCTACCCCCTCGGAGCCGGTTTTGGGGCGGATCGGGCCAAAAACGCCGAAATCGTCGATGCGGCGGGCCGATTCCACGGGTGACGCGGGTCCAGCGGCCGACCATCAGGTGCACAGCCGGCAATGCGCCCGGACTTCTCAAGGCGCTGCTTGTCAGAGTCGTGGCACAGCTTGCACAGCGGCTGCCAGTTGGACCGACTCCAGAAAAGCCGCTGCGCTTCGCCCATGCGCTCCGGGTCTCCAGATTCCCGGGCTTCAGCAAGGCGAGGCGCGACGATGTGATCCACGACCTGGGCCGGGATCGACTCGCCACGCTTTCCGTGCTCAGCACACAGCGGGTGATCCCGCAAGAACTGGTCCCGAGCAGCGCGCCATGCGGCACCGTAGCCACGCGACGAAGCGGAGCCTCGCCGCTCATCGTGGTCCTGGCGGCTGATGGCTCGGCGGGTCTCCGGCGTCATAGATGCTCCGAGGGGGACAAAAAGAAAAGCCCCGCCGGGTCTGCACCGGGCGGGGCTGGCATGTGTCCAGTGGTTGGGGTCACTGAGCACTAGCTTGCCGCAAATGTAGCCCAACTCTCTATGTTGTAAAACTCCCCGCGCGCCGCATGTACTCACGGCCACGCGCCAGTGCCTCGCGCTCTTCCTTGATGCGTTGCTGCTCCTGCAGCCATCGGTCGATGAACTGGTCTGCCTGGCCAAGCTGAGCATGGACAGTGCTCTGCCCCTTGCCCAAGGTGCGGGCGATGCTCGACACTCCCAGGTCTTGCAGGTAGTAGGCATAGACCGTGTCATAAAGATGAGCCTTCGCCTGCTCCATTGCCTGCACAGCCTGGTCTGTCTCCTCTGCTTCCTGCTCGACGTGCGGAATCTGGCTGCCGTTGTAGCTGTTGCGTCCCCAGACATCCACCGCCAGCACGTTGACCGTGTGATACCCCAGGCTGTTGCTGTCGAGCCTGGATCTCCAAAGTGCCCAGTTCTCCAGCCGCTGCCTGATTCGCTCAATGCGCGCCATGTGCATTCCCTTCCGGCTCACGCATGAACCCAGCGAAGCCAACGCCCAGGAGCACCGCAGCAGCCTGCAGCTGTGCCACTGTGCGGGTGCCGCTGCCGACCAATGGCGCCAGGACATCCATGGGCCAGGGCGTGCCGAGCACCTTGCCGCCCTCCATCGCATAGAACCACCCCGGCTCGCCGCGCAAGGATCGGCGGATGCACTGGTCCACGTAGTCCCTGCCCCACTCGACACGCTTCTGGTCCACCCAATCCGCTGTCTCAGGCATCCGGTCTCTCAAGCTGGCTGGTTTGTTCATTCCCAACTCCCCAACAGATCAACGGCATGGACGGCTGGTGGACGAGGGGAGGACGGCGCAAACCCGCGCCAATCCTCAATCCGTCCATCTGTCCATCCCGACCACAGAAAAAAATAAAAAACTGCCCGCACGCGAGCGCGCAGACACGCGCCCGCCTGTCCGCACACACGCCTATGTGCACACGTCTGCACGCGGCGGTGGACGGCTGGACGGATCGCCGATTCACCCATAAAAATCAATCACTTACGCCGTCCACCCCGGGGTGGACGAACGGTGGACGGCAGGACGGCGGTGGCGACAGGACCGGCAACGCGGATGCAGACGCATCCACTCAGCCGGGGCGTGACCAGCCCGCAAGGCATCCCGCTGTGCTCCACAGCGTTGAAATCAGATCGGGAGGTCATCACCCTCCCCCGGAGCGTCATAGGGCCACTGAGGCGCTTCCTGCGCAGCAGGAGCGGCCGCCAGCACCGGCGTGACTGCATCCTTGGGCTGCCGGAGAAAGCCGCGCTTGCGCAGGCCGGTGCTTTCCCTGTGCACCTTGAAGCCCAGCGACTTCATGGCATTGCTGATCCGCGTGTCCATCTGGCCTGCGTTGTCCACCCTGTCGGGCTTGATCTGCAGCACCTGATACAGCTCAGTGCGCGGGAAGAACTGGCGCCGCAACGGCGCGGGATCGTTGACGTGCAGGCCATCGTTGCCGTTGACATAGGCATCCAACAGGTCTTCCCATGGATCGGACCGCTTGAAAGGCTCCTGCTCAGGAAAGATCAAGGTCTTTTCCTCGTCCCTGTCCGGCCAATAGCGCTCGCCGGAATTGAGCCGGTGCAGCGCCTCAGCCAGCAATTGGCCGCGCATCTCGATCAATGCGTCCGCGTTGACCTGGCGCACCTCCAGAGGCCAAAAGCGGCGATCACCCGTGGCATCACGCAGGAAGGTGTCGGCATTCGTGGTGCCCACGTTGACGAAATGGCGCTTGGACTTGACCATCTGCGCGCCATACGGCGGGCGGAACCAGTCCTCTTGTGCTGAGAGGTATTGCTTGATCGCCGTGGACTCAGCCTTGTTCAGAGACTCCAGCTCGGCCGACTCCACAATCCAGGCCATCTGCTGGGCCAGCTGGCTGTCCTTATCGCCAACACGAATCGCGTTATCCGTGTAGTAGGGGTAGGCAATGGCTCGCCAAGCGGAAGTTTTCTTCAGGCCTTGGTCGCCTTTGATGATCAACATGTAGTCGAACTTGCAACCTGGGTTGATGGCCCGGTTAACCAATCCCATCATGAAGCACTTGCCGATGAGGCGCGTGTATGGACGCTCTTCAATGCCGTACACCTTCGTCAGCCAGTGCTCAAGACGCTGCTCACCATCCCAAACCTCAGCGCGGATCAACTCCTCAATGGGGTTGTATTTGTCCTGCAGCGCTGCCATGACAGCACCGTCCCGCAGCGTGCCCTTGGAGTTGATGTTGAGCGAGTGCGACTGCAGCAGATACTCGCCCAGCATCATGTCGTCCTCTTCATCCCAGGCGCCCGCCTCCCGTCCCCATGGCGCCTCGCGGCTGCGGTCTACGGCCATCGTGAAGGTGTTGTATCGGGCCAGGCCTGCCAGGGCTGGGTCCAGCTGAAGGCAATACATCACGTTGGGACGGCAGTCCATGTACGAGTTTTTGCCCCACACCAGCTTGTCATAGAGCGCCGTCAACTCGCCGTCATGACTCGGCTTGCGCTTGCCCTTCTTGGGCTTGTCGGCATCGCCGCCGTCCGCGGCAGCAGTCTCAGCAGCACCTGCCGCAACAGCATCCCCCCCAGCGGGAGCACGCTCGTTCGCGCGATTTGGTTTTGGGGGCTGGAGCACGATGCCCAGCACGCCAGCGAGCCACTTCAAGGCCTCGGCAGGCTTGGACGTACCCGGACCCCACTCCATGACAAGATCAATGGGCGAGCGGCGGCCTCCGCGCGCATCGCCCATATCCGCCACACCCCAATCCATGATTCCATCGTCCATTCCATCGGTATGGATGGAGATGTCTTCTTGAAGGTCTCGGCCCAACGCTTTGGATGTGATGCGATAGCCCTTCGGGCTCTTTTGCTCACGCCCTCCAAACAGGGCAGGCACCCAGACGTGCAAGGCACGCATCGCCTGCTCGTTGACGTGAGCAAAATCATTGCGGCCCTCACCGACCCCTGCGACCTGCTGCGCTGGCCGGGAAGGCTGGGGAGATCCAGGCGTCTGCCGCTTTTCCTTCGCCTCTTGAATCGTGGCGTGCATGCGGCGGATTGCCGATTCATCCGCCTGCGACACCTCCAAGGGCGTGCCCGCCACATGCCTGCCCGTGACCGTGAAATACTGCCGCTCGCAAAACATCTCCACGCCGATGTCATTGCTCTTGGCCGTCTGCGTATGCCCCTGCAGGTACAGATGCACGCCCGTGCCGCTGGGAGAAATTTCCGTGAACGTGTGGAAGGCCGCAATGATCTTTTTGCAGCGCTCAGACATCTCCCCGGTGGCTGGGTCCACATGCTTGTCCAGGTCAATGCCAATCAGGCCATCGCCCGGCAGGAAGCCGAAGCCGATCCCACTCCACGCATCCGCAAGCCCCTGCTTGCGCTCGAAGGCCGAACGCACCACCGGCAGTGTTGCAAGCCGCTGGCGGTCCCTGTCGCTGCCCTGATCGCCGGAACGGCGTCCACCGCCCACGTAATAGGGCACCTTGAGCCATGCCGAGCGACGGGCATCCCATTCAAACTTCCACAGCACCCATTGCTGACGCTGCGCAAGTTCAGCGGGAATGCTGTCCCACACCGGGACCGGGGCGGCGGGCAATGCTGGCTTTTCGTCAGACATAGCGGCCTCCACGCACCCACGAAAACATCACATCGGCGTCCCCAACACCGACGACATGCAACGAACCCATCAGAGAACTACCCCCAAAGTTGAATGGCCTGTGCCAGGCCGAAAGCCGCATCGTTCGCGGCGGTTTTTGAAATTGGTTGGGGCAGGCCATACTCGGCTGCCGGCCTGTTGCGCCCTGGCACCTTGCGCTCCCCGCAAATGACCAGGCGGCCATAGCGCTTCATGTTGGCCACCGTGGTGCGGGCCGCAGATACCGCGACACCAGCGACAGCAGCCGCCGCTGAAATCTCGCTGAGCGTTGGACCGCGCTCGGGCGTCCAAAGGCTCTCCACCACATGCAGCAGCGTGGTGCTCACTTCGCCTGCAGGCCTCATGTGAAGTCCTCCGACCGACCAGCAGCACGGCGCGCATTGCGGCGCAGGCGCCACAGCAGCTCGATGGCCTGCATGCATTGCGCCTCCAGCTCATCACACTCTCTGCCATCAATCCGGCCGTCGGCTGTCGCGCTCATGCCAATCGTTGCGAGGGCACCGTTATGAGCAGTGATCTGCAGCAGCTTTTCCCGAATGGCCGAAGACTCACAGGCCCACCCGCCCTCAGGTGGTGGAGGCAGATATGCCGCCGCCATAGAAAACCGCGCATTGAACGATTGAAGCCAACGGCGCGCATCGACTCGGCCTTGATCAATCAGCCACTCGGTCAACAACTCAAGCATCTCTGTGCTGAGCGTTTCACCATCCGCGCCTCGCAACCGCCTTCTCAGATCTTCAGGGTGGATTGAGCGTTCGCGGCGCTCCGTCAGAAAGGCAGCAGCAGCATTCACACCCCCCTGAGCCTGACGCACGGTGTTGTAAAGAACGTCACGCCAATCGGCACTCACATACCGGTAAGTCATTGCAGATGCCCTAGAAACTGTTTTCCGCAAAAAGCTTCAAGGCACAATGACTTGCCGCCATTGGCATTGAAAGGGAATGATGTGAAAACAGTGAATCCGTTTGACACGAAGATTGAGGTACAGAAGTCCATGCCACATTCCGTCCGGGATGCGGCGATTGAATTGACAGACACGCTGGACCTGTGCTGGGCAGCAGCCCAGGCCGTCTTTGAAAAGAAGGCCACCCCTGAGCACGCACTTGCACTGCTGCCCATGTTCATGGAGCGCGCAGACGCGAAGCGTCAACAACAACTAGCCGAGATTCGGAAAGAAACGGTTCCCGAATCCGAACCTGAGCAAGTGCGTGTAGCTCCGGCGCGTCGGCGCGGCTCAGGAAAGGCACGCTGACTTCTGCAAGCAGAACATCATCCTTGCAGGCCATTGCAAGGATGTTCATTTGCGAATCCGATTCGGACAATGATTTCTTCAAGGACATACGCGCTCCCCTTGAGCAGTTGAAATTTCAGGATGGCGACAACCCGCAATGCGCAAGACACTGCGGGCATGACGAAAAGAAAGCCCCACTCCAGCAAGCAACGTTGCCGAAGGACTGGAGTGGGAAAAGGTGCCCGCTGCACCCTGAGCTACGATGGAAGCTCCAACACAACCAATGTCAAGGAGGACGGGCATGAAACAAGACATCGACCGGTCACACCAGCAGACCTTCGACCAAGGACGTTTGCGAGCGTTGGAGCTGGCATTCACAACGTTTATGCGCATGCAGGACACGGTGCCGCTGAAGGTATTCAACGAAGTGTTTGCCAAGAACGTAGAAATTTGGACCGAGACCACCTTGGATATTCCGGTCAGCGACCAATACCGTGCTGGCATGGACTTTGGTTCTCGGCTGCTGCTATCTCATCTTTCGAAAGAAGCCCAGCAGCGCGACGATCGAGGGTGACTCGAGCGGTAGTCCGCTCGACGCGGGCACACGCCGCTGCCAGCCATTTCACGAACAGGGGCACAAGTGCGCCGAATTGGCATCGTGGCTCAGCCATGGGAACCCTCCTGTGGACGAATAAAAAAAAGCCCCACTCCAGCCAGCAACGCAAGCCACACACGCCTTCCCGCGCGTGCAGCACCAAGTTGGGGAAGGAGACGAATCCCGGGCGACGTTGCCGGGAGGCTGGAGGGGGAGAAAAGGCTATGCACTGGTGTCTCCCACCGTATGAGCGCCACGGCGCAACAGAACGTCCCAGCGCACACACGGCCTCAACTGTTCACAGAGAACCCCAGTGCCCTCCTCGATGAGAGGGCAGTACTCAGCTGGGACTCCGTTCCCAGAGTCCAGCCAATACGACACATGCCCCTGCTTCTTGCCGAGGAGACGAGCAAGCGCGGCTTGGCCACCTGCCTTCTTGATGGCAGCAAGGAGCGCGTCGTGAGGATTCAAAGCAGTTTGTTGGTTCATAACAAGCTGCTTTGTATCTTACTACAAAGAATTTTGCAACCGACAAAACAAAGAAATTTGTAGCATCAGTCCATGCCTGAACAGAATCCACAACTTGCCGAACGCATCCGCATAGCCATGGAACGTGCCAACACGCCCAGCCAGAGCGAGCTAGCACGTGTGGTGGGCGTGAAGCCGCAGGCAATTCAGTATTTGCTGGACCCTAAGAACAATGCGACCGGCAGCAAACACTTGGTGAAGATCGCAGAAGCACTGAAAGTGAGTGCTGTATGGCTTGCGACGGGCCAGGGGGAGCCGACGGATGTATCTGCTCCCTCGAACATTGAACCCGGTCCCGATGTCCGACAGGGTGCTCTCTATCCGCTCATCACCTGGGTGCAGGCTGGCGCGTGGAATGGAAACTGCGAAGCATTCACCCCTTATCAAGCGGAACACTGGTACATGAGTCCGCACAACCTCGGCCCGCGAGGCTATGTGTTGCGCGTTAGAGGCGATTCCATGACGAATCGTCAAGGGCGCTATTCCTTTCCCGAGGGGATGCTGCTGTTTGTCAATCCCGACAAAGACCCCACTCCTGGTCAGTTCGTGATCGCGCGAAGAGAAGCCGACAACGAAGCAACCTTCAAGCGCTACACGGTCATCGATGGCAAACCGTACCTTGAAGCCATCAATCCCGACTGGCCGCACAAGTACCTGGAAATGAAACCCGGAGACACGTTCAGCGGGATAGTTGTGGATGCATCTTTCGGAACGCTTCCTTGATCTACAAATTGCCTTGTTGACACAACCAACAAATTGATTTGTAATTCGCCTGCCTGAGCTATCGCCCAGGCGGGCGCACTGGCCTGCATCGCCGCGCGCCCTCCACCGCACAGGAGGCCCGGCATGCAATGCAGCAGTACAGCAGACAGTGCACACGTCTGCACCCTCTCTCTCGCCGTAGACACGACGCCGCTGCAGCGGCACATCCAGCAGCCTGAACGCCTGCTCTGGCCCTATCGACTCGCCGCCATGTGCGACGCCGCCAATGCGCGGGTGCAGCAAGGCATCCTGCACGCCGCCGGCGAGGCATACATCGCCCTCGACATCCCGCCCCCGGACTGCCACGTCATCGACGTGCTGATGTCCATCCCCGGCCTGGCCGGCGTCGAGCTGACGGACGACGCAAGGGGCGAGTGATGACCCTCTACACCGTCACATGCGGCCGGACTCGCCACACGATCCGCGCCACGGGCGCAGCGGATGCCATCGCCCGCGCCATGGACCTCTTCGGGCACGGACATCCCATCAGCGCAAGGGCAGCACGATGAGCCGCCCGCCCATCCAGATGGAAGGCCCATACCTGCCGCGCCGCGTCCGCCGCACTGTGCTGCGCTGGCTGGTCCTGGCCATGTTCGGCGCCCTCGTTGCCATCAAGTTCGGGGGCGCGCCATGGCTCTGATCCTCATCACCGGCACCCTGGTGCAGGACGCAGAAGTGCGCACGCTGCCCCAAGGCGTGGACAGCACACCCATGCCGGTCCTGTGTCTGCTCATCGACAGCGACGGCCCCGGCCAATTGCCTGTCAAAGCCGAGCAGGTCTACCCGCCAGCAGCCCGCGCGCAGGCCCAGCAGCGCGCCAAGTCATTCAAGCGCGGTATGCGTGTATCCATCACCGCGCCCGTCCACCAGATCCGCCACACCTTGGGCCACTGCAGCGACATACAGCCCCTGCATGAGCCCGCCCCCATCCAACCCCAAATGCAACTTCTGGAGGCCGCTCATGGCTAAAGCAATCGTCATCGAAATCAAGCATGTCGGCCCTGGTGCAGTCCAAGTCGAATCGGATCTGCGCACACCCCGCGTAGGCGCACCTCTGGCTCCCCAGGAATCCGCAGCATTGGAAATGATCCAGCACATCCAGCGGCAACCGGCCTGCCGCCGCGTGATCTATGACAGCCCGCGCGTCGATCCCGACACAGCCGCCTGCGTTGCCCTGGTGCGCGATCTGCTGGACCCGGAGGAGTTCGGGCACAGCGTAAGCGCCGAGGTCCGCAACGCAGCGCGCCGCGCCATCGGCATCAAGGGACATCAGGAGGGCCTTGCAGCATGACCACCGCCAACGACAACCCGACAGCCGCACTACCCACACCCGGCGCCGGCGCGCTGATGCTGCATGTGCCCGTCCTGAGCATCGCCCGCAGCCTGCGCAACCCGCGCAAGCACTTCGACGCCACAAAGCTGCAGGAACTGGCTGAGTCCATCAAGGCCACGGGCGTGCACCAGCCCATCCTGCTGCGCCCGCTGCCCGAATCTCGCATTGCCGATGAGCAAGCATGGGCCAAGGCCGAAAAGCGCGAGCGCGCGCAGTATGAGCTGGTTGCAGGCGAGCGCCGGTGGCGCGCCAGCCAGATCGCTGGCATGGCAGAGATCCCCGCGATGATTCGCCCGATGTCCGACGCGGAGGCTTTGCGGGCCGCTGTCATAGAGAACCTGCAGCGCGAGGACGTGACCAAGCTGGAGGAGGCCGAGGGATACCGCGAGCTGCTGGATCTGGGCAATACCACTGCCGAAGAAATCGCCAAGGACGTGGGCAAAAGCCGCACCTATATTTTCAACGTGATGAAGGTGCTCGACCTGTGCGAGGAAGGCCGCGACGCACTGCGCCAGGGCAAGATCGATTTCAGCAAGGCGCAGTTGATCGCTCGCATTCCCGACGAAGGGCTGCAGCTCAAGGCGCTGAGCTACTGCGCGGAGGCCAACTACAGAGGCGACACCCCCAGCTATCGCTCCTGCGCCGAGCATGTCCAGCAAAACTACATGCTCAATCTGCACAGTGCCCCGTTCAAGATGACGGACGAGGCTCTGCTACCGGCCGCAGGAAGCTGCAAGGCCTGCCCCAAACGCACCGGCGCCAATCCGGACCTGTTTACGGATGTCAGTGCAGACGTGTGCACCGACCCCAAGTGCTACCGCGAGAAAGAAGAGGCCCACGCCATCGCCATCAAGCGCACAGCGGTAGAGCGCGGGCAGCACATCATCGAAGGCCGCGAAGCCAAGACCCTGATGCCAAGCGCCTGGTCCGGTGAAGTGGCCGGCTATCTGCGCCTCGATGACAAGCGCGACAGCCCCACCGAAAAGCCCCTGCGCAAATTGATCGGCAAAGCCATGGAAAGGCAGGGCATCCTGCCCACCCTGATCGCCAATCCCCACAAGAATGGCGAACTTGTCGCGGTGATCACAGCAGACCAGGCACAACTACTGCTCAAAGAGGCTCAGCAGGAAGAGGCTGCCGAGAAGATCCAGCAGGAAGCCCAACGCGAGCAACAGCAAGCCAAGTATGCCGCCGACCAGAAGCGAAAAAGCGATTACGAAACGCAATGGCGCTGGGACGTGCTCACCGAAACCTGGGCCGCGCTCAGCGAACTTGGCGGCGCGCCGGTGTCCGATGAATTGCTGCGCTACTGCGCCCGCAACATTGCCAGAACCTACAGCCAGGACCGCGCGAAGAAGCTGTGCAAGCTGCTGGATCTGGGCAAGGTTGCGCCCGTAGAGGGCCTCTTGCAGCACATCGCCGACAACGATGCGCCCGGCGACCTGCTGCAGCTGCTGGTGATGTATGGAGACGTTGAATACCGCCACTGGCTCAATGACGACGCCGACGCAAACAAAGGCCTGCACCTGGTTGCTGCGCATTGGAGCGTAGACATCGCAGCCGTCAAGGCCAAGACCAAGGCCAATCAGCGCGCCGCCGAAGCACAGGCCCAGGCGAAAGCAGCCGCGAAGGCCTCCGAATCTGCAGCTCCGAAGGCGGATCTACCCCTTGATCCCGCTGCGCGCGCTGGCGAGAGTCGCGCGAAGGGCAAAGCCAAAAAATCCCCCGCTGCGCGTGCGAGCGCCGAGCCGAAGACGACTGCCGCCGAAGCCTCGGCCGCTATCGCGGCCGCGCTCCAAGACCAAGATCAAGGTGCGGCTGCAGCCGCACAGGGCGACGACGCAGGCCCAGTCGCAGCTGACGCTGCGCAGGGCCTGCCGCCCTCCCCTGCGGCCGCTGATGTTGACCAAGCCAAGACCCCTGACACGCAGCAGTCTGCGCCCGCGCAGACTGCCACCGCTAACGATGGCCAGGACAGTGCGCACGCCGACACCGGGGCAGCAGATCAAGCAGCCACCAGCCAGGCGCCCACGTTCGCGGCCGGTGACCTGGTGCGCGTGAAAGCTGGCCTCAAGGGCACGACCGGGCGCCCGCGTAAAGAGTGCGGCCGCGTAGGCGTGGTGCGCCTTGGAGATCTGGCACTGATCGTGGAATTTGGCGCCGGCGTCGGCCAACGCACAGGCTTTGAGCCAGAGGAGCTGGAGTGCTACACAGCAGACCCCATCGTGGGCCAGCGCGTGCGCGTGCTCAATCCGGATAGCGCCTATCGCTGGCGAGAAGGCACGATCAGGGCATGCACGGCAGACGGCTGGAAAGTGGAGTTCTCGGGAAAGCCTGGCACCGTGGCCAAGGCTTCAATCTTCGATACCAAGGAACTGGAGAGCCTGGCATGAACGGACGCCGCAAACCTTTCCGCAGTCGCTGGGCGGGTCGTCCCGACACGTTTGCCGTGATCAATCACCACGGCACCAAGCTGACGAGCAAAGAGATCGCCTCCATCATCGACCCCGTGCGCGAATGCTTCGCGCAGATCCGCGCCGGTACAGCCACGGAGCTACATGCCACCGTCATGCACAGCACTATTCAGGTGGCCCAGGAGATAGAACGCGGGGGCATCGTCCACGGCTTGGCCGAACATTTCGACAGTGCCCAGGCAGCATGCGAAGCCTACTTCGCACGCTGCCGCACCGGCAGCGCATGGCATCCAAGCGCTGTGCACTTCTACGAGCTGGACGCTCTCACAACCGCGATTGACCTGCATGAATTCCAGTTGCAGCAGTTGACGGCTCACGAGATCCAAGAAGTGACGCGCAGGCTGATCGCTCGTACAGAGAGCGGCGGTGGCGAAATGCTCCAAGTTAATAGCGACCTCAGCACAACCAAACCGTACCGCAATAGTCGAGAGGAGGTATACGCATGATCGGCACCCAACCTACCGGCAACATTGACGGCGTACAAATCAGTGCGGTGAGCCATGAGGGGCTGAGCGTGAGCATCAATGGCAAGCCCGGGCGCTTGGCCATCATCACGGAGGATGGCCAAGTCATCGCCGCTGGCAAAGAGGTGGCACGCGAGGCGCAGGCGGTGGCTATCAACTGCTACCGCAACTTTTTGCAGGGTAAGGGTTTCCTACGTATTCTGAGCAAGCCTATCAACATAGGTTTATCAGAGTAAATGGACGAAGAAACTTAGATTGTTAATAACTCACCCTAAAAAATATATAAAGCAATTCAGATTAGATAATATTATTATACTGAAACATTAAATTTTCAAAATAACACTGGGCTATATAATCATGAAATACCCATCCAACATAAAGCACGAAAATTTCATGAAAATTGGCTAGCTCAGATAGAATCGAAATTTGGCAACGTAGGACCTTCCGCGCCCTGATAACGTCCGTTGTAAAGCTTAGAGGCCTCGCTGCTGCACCGAAAAACAAACATCTGGGCAACGATGGCACTGGGGCGAATTTCTATCGAAAACGGTGAGTGATTTATTAGTTCCAAGGTAATTTTTCCAGAGTACCCCGGCTCAACCTGACCATCATTCGCTGTGGCTGAAACGAAGATTCTAGCCAGACTTCCCTTGGTTTGTATCAGTCCGAAATATCCCGCTGGCATAATATATTTATCTTGTGAACATGCCAGAGCGCATTCTCCTGGACCAAGAGTCAACGTCTCCGTGATTGTCTCCAAATCACCAAAATACAATTTATGATCAATATGGGAACCATATTTAATAGAAGGCAGATCATCAACAGGCTTCTGCAGTCGATAAATCTTACGATCAAGGCGAATTTTTATTGAAAACTCTTCAACAAGCGCTTGATCGCAGATTTGAAGCGATCGTACGATACCTGCCAAATTTTCAGACACAACAATCATGGTTTATTTTTCGGACGCTGAGTAGGAGTAGATGCTGGCGAGCCAGTAGATGGGGTAGCCGATGTAGCCGATGTAGCCGATGTAGCCGATGTAGCCGATGTAGCCGATGTAGCCGATGTAGCCGATGTAGCCGATGTAGCCGATGTAGCCGATGCACTATTATTTGGGAAATATGGCTGCAAAACAAAGTGAAGCAACAAAGCAGCGCCGACCGACCCACTACAAAATAAAAATAAATACTTCGCAATAGAACCTCCATATGCCCTAAACCATCCTAGCACTCGACGTCCTATAGGCACAGGCTCAGCAACCAATATGCTCTTCTTCGTTATTGGCTCCTGGAATTGGGTAGTTTCAGTAGAGAAGAAAACAACAGAACCGAGTTTATCCCCCTTTTTTAATCTATGCTTAATTCCCGTAGTATTAAAAAGACGAAGCTTCAAATTCCCTTGAAAAGCAGGCTCCACTTTTGCAGGTGCGATAAGCACACCTTTATCCAAAAAAAGACTTCCGGTAGGAACGAGTATTCCATACATATTATATGGAACCCGGATTTCTTCTGCTGCAGCCACAACAACTGAGCCGTGCCTAAGTATCTGAATGCCTGCCTCGGTAATTTCGTGCATCGCATTCGATTCCGGCCCATACTTCTCACTCCACTCCTGACCTACGGTAAGGTCTATTGAGAATGACTCGACATCGGCCTTATCGGATAACCAAAGTAAGCTTTTATCAGAAGATGAGCTTTCATTGAAAATTTTGTAATCTTTTGTAGATCTCTTTTTAACATGGATAACGCTCAC